CCAAAAATCCACATATGTACGTTTAGGCGTATACGGTGGTGGTTGTAGTGGGTTTCAATACAAGTGGGACTTTGTAGATGAGATAGGCGACGGCACACTAATAGAAGATATCTTAGTACTAGACCGAACATCAGAAATGTTTGTTATAGGATGTACTGTAGACTGGGTTAACGAACTTGGTGGTGCTTATTTAAAAGTAGTTAATCCTAATGCCACCGCTAGTTGCGGATGTGGCGAGAGTTTCGCTGTTTAATTAAAATCAACATGCTGATAAATAACATAAACTAAGGAAAATGTTTATGGCTGCACCAGTATGGATAACACCACCCGGCTCACTTGGAACTATTGTAGAACAAGAATTCTATACAATAGCATTGTCGGCAGAAAATACTTCTCTATTTTCATACCTTAGTGGTGTATTACCAGATGGAATACGAATTGCTATTAATGGTACTGTTGAAGGTTATCCCAGAAGTCTAGACTATATACAAGGTGTGCCTCAAGAAGTAGGAACTGATGTTACTAGTGAATTTGTTGTTAGAGCCACAAGTGATGATGGCTTAGTTGCTGATAGAGTTTTTACAATGACAATCACAGGGCCTGATGATCCTGTAATAGATACGAAACCTCTAGCAGATTTAGGGAAATACTTTGACGGTGATCAAGTAACAATTTCTCTCACTGCTACTGATCCAGATCCATTAGATACACAAACTTGGAGTATCATTGGTGGTAATTTACCTACTGGTCTAACACTAAGCACTAGTGGATTAATTAGTGGATATTTACTTCCAACTCCATCAGAAACAGGAACTCCAGGATATGATGTAAATAACTATGATATAGGTAGTTACGATTTTACTACTGTTAGTGTTAGTAAAGATTTTGAATTTACTGCACAGGTTACAGATACTACAAATAGAACAGATACAAGAGTTTACTCTATGTTTGTTGCAAGTCGTACTCTTGCATCAGCAGACGGAACAACATTTTTAGCAGATAATAATGCTTATGCAGTTTCTGATACTACACAATTAGAAAGCAGGATGACTGCTGATTTTGATACTAGACGTAACCCTTATATGGTAACACAACAAGCAGACTTAGGTACAGTATTACACGACAATTACTATAACTTTCAATTCCAAGGATATGACTTTGATGCAGAACCTCTTAGTTATACTATAACAACAGGAGTTGCATTAGGTTTTGATTCTGATGAAGGATACTTTGATGCTGAATCTTTTGATAGAGGAGAAAACAGTCTACCTACTGGATTAGAATTGGACGAAATCAGCGGATGGCTTACTGGAATTATTCCTAGTCTAGCCGCAGTAACCACTGACTTCACTTTTGGAATAAAAGTATATAAAACAGATGATCCAACATATGAAAGTGCATTAACTTTCTTTACACTAAAAATAGTGGGTAGTGTTGCAGGAACAGTCACATGGCCCGCAGCGGATCTAGGAACTATTGCAACAGGTGCAGTTAGTGAATTAACTGTGGAAGCAACTATTAGTGATAACACACGAGTATATTACGAATTAAAATCAGGATTTGCTAACAGTTTACCACAAGGACTACAAATATCGAGTAACGGATTAATTACAGGAAGAGTTGCCTTTGAACATATGATGTTTGATACTGGAACTACTACCTTTGATGGACTAGATTTTCCTCTAACATCTGAAACAACATTTGAAAGAGAAAATAAATTTAATGTACGAGTTTACAGTGAAGATTTAAGTATAGACACCTATCAAGAGTTTACTGTAGATATTCTTCCTAATAGTTATAAACCTTGGGAAAGTTTATATATTAGAGCACTACCAGTTAGTACACAGAGAGATATATACAGTGAATTAATTCAAAACTCAGATGATATAAATCCTACTGATATTTACAGAAACGGTGATATAAATTTTGGTATTCAAACAGATATAAGGGCACTTATTGCTAGTGGACTTAACCCTGTGCAAAACACAGATTACATTGAGGCAATGTCACAAAATCACTATAATAGTCTTTTATCTTTTGGTGATATTAAAACTTCAAAAGCATATAACTCAGACGGTACTGGTAAATATGATATTGTTTATGTTGAACTTACAGATACAGGCATTGGAATAGATCCTAGTACTGGAGAAGCAAGTCCGGCTGCACAATCAATTGATTTGCACACACAACAAAGTATAACTAGCATGACTGGGTTTAGTAAACCGATTCGTGTTAACGATGCATGGCCTAAGACTGATACTGGAAATCTTAGAGCATCAGCAGGAAACTTAAGATATGTTTATCCAAATGCTATTGAGAATATGAGAAAGAGACTTCTTGAAAACATAGGATACGGAGTACTAGAAAGATTAACATTACCTCAATGGATGCAAGATAAACAAGTAGATGTAGATAATAAAGTTATCGGTTGGAAATTAGTTGCTCCTATTGTTTATGTACAACCTGGACAAGGTGAAAAGGTAGCATATCTGTTAGCACAAAGAACAACACTAGACCTTAAGAAAATAAGTTTTGAGATAGATAGATTTATTATTGACAATAATTTAAGTGCATACTATAATAAGAGTACAAAAGTAACATATACTGCTGATTATTACTCTAGAAACGGCATTGCAGTAAGTAGTGGAGTAATAACTGCTGATTCTACTGCTGAAACTGTTGATAATACTAGAGAGATGTACAGGGCAAATACTAGTGATAGTACACTAGTTAATGCTGATTATACAACTATAACCGCTGATACTTATACAGAAGATAAGATTACTGCTGATAGTGAAATAATAATTGCTGATAATGAGAAGTTTATACCAGACCCTGAAACAACATTCGATTTAGTAAATAGTCTAACTAACCCAGGGTTTGCACTAAAAACAACATTCGACGGTGGAGAAACTAGATTCTTTTCAGGTGCAAGTAAACATACAGAGACAATAGACGAAGGTGATCAATATATTGCTTTCCCTCAGAGAGATCTTTTTAGATAAATAATAATATGTCCACACAATGACAACGGAGTTTATAAAAAATGGCAAGTAATATTAATAGTAATAATGTAGACGGCACTTTTCCAATAGCCGGACAAGATAATGATAGTCAAGGATTTCGTGATAACTTTACGAATATCAAAACTAACTTTACTAACGCGAAGACAGAGATAGAAGATTTACAAAGTAAAGTTGTACTTAAAAGTGCGTTAACTGGAACTACACTTGCAAATGCCGGAGGCGGATCAATTATGAGCGACTTCGCTATACAAGATTTTAGTGAAACAAGAACTGCATTAGGATCATTAAGTGGAACAACTACAGTTAATTATACAACAGGTGGGTACCAAACAGTTACTACAACTGGTAGTATTACACTAACATTTACTAACTTCAGTGCAAGTGGTACATTAAGTAGAGTTAGAGTTGAAATAACAGTAGCAAGTGTTGCACATACAGTAACATTACCTTCAGCATGTACTATTGGAGTTGATACACTCCAAGGACAGTTATCTAATGTAATTACGTTTGATAGAACTGGTACATACATTCTTGAATTTACAACAGATGATTCTGGAACAACTATTGCAGTTAACGACTTAACTCGTAGCAGAGCAAAGATTGATGTTAGAACTGCGGCAGCCGTGGGACAAGTAGGCGATATTGCTGGTATGATTTCTAATGATGCAACTAACTTATATGTGTGTACAGGAACTTATGATGGTTCAACTGTTATATGGAAAAAATTAGTTCTTCAGGCAATTTAATATTTGACTTTACTATTACTTTAGTTTATAATTATATTATAAATTAGGAGTAACAAATGTCTCAAATAGACCTTAACAAATATAAAGAATTCGTGGACGCAGTAACTAGTGACGAAAGTAAGAATAATGATACGTTTACTAATCGTTGGGTAACATTAGTTAATCAACGTGATGCTGACATGCCTCGATTAGTGACTGCGGCATTTGGCTTAGGTGCTGAAGCAGGCGAATTTACTGAAGTGGTAAAGAAGATCATGTTCCAAGGCAAGCCTTTAGATAAAGATAATATCTTTCATATGCAACGTGAACTAGGTGATATTATGTGGTACTGGATGCAAGGGTGTATGGCACTAAACATTGATCCAAATGAAGTTATACAGATGAATATTGATAAACTTAAAGCAAGGTACCCAGGTGGCGACTTTGATGCTCACTATAGTGAGAACAGACAGGAAGGCGATGTCTAACACAGATTTAGAACCTAAAGACCATATAGCAGTTGCGTTTTATAGTACAATAATCTACTTTAATTTTACTCTTATACTCAGTGGCAACTTAGTGTTAGGTTTAATAGGAGCATTACTTTGTAGAGCGATGTATAGATCCTTTCTTGCATGGGCTGTAATAAGAAAGGAAGAAAGAAAATGAACCACCCACTTACAGGCAATTTAAGAGATTTAAAAGATACTGAACTAGATGAGAAACTAAAAAAATTAACCACAAGATTAGTACAGGCTTATAGATCTAGTCCAGATGTTGTACCACAAATGCAAATGGTACTTAATGACTACACAGAAGAACGCACTAGACGAGATAGAGAAGCACTAAAAAAAGTAACAGATAAAGCAAAAGAAAAAGGCAATGATTGGGATGACATCATTGATATTGGATAATGATTACAATAAAACACACATTTCTAGCAACAGTAGTATTAGACGGTTGCATACTACCTAACAGGTGGGACATTAAGATCGACTTGTTATCAGACGGTAAAGGATCAGGGACAGATATCTCCATTGCTTGTGAAAGAGTAAACGTCTACATTGAAACGATGCTAGATAATTGTATGCTAGTTGGCCCTCAATCAATGGAAGACATACTTTCAGAAGGAACAATGTTCTATGCAGGAATACATCCTTTGATTGATGACCCGTATGACCACATACTCGCTATCAGTTTATATACAAAACTAAATGCAATACTAGAAGGTGTACTACTCGTAGATAGTGTATGGATTGAAAGTTATCAAGGAAACGGCATTAGTCATACACATAGCAGTGAAGATGATGATGGTAATGTCTTAGATAAGATCGTAGATCCTAAATGGAAAAAATATGCAGAGTATTGGAAATCCAAGGATCCTAGTTTTTACAAGTCTGAAAAAGGTGAAGTTGAACTACTAAAACAAACTTGGGATGAAGTAAAACTAGGCTACACCAAAGATAAGAAAAAATCTAAAGATGGGATTGTTAGAGAATTTACAGTTATTGAAGGCGATAAAGAAAAATGAAGTTAGACAAGTATAGCAGACAACTTTATAGTGAAACAGATGCTATAAATGCAATCTACACTAATCCTACTGTGGATCTTAATAAGTTAGATATAGAATCTGTTAGTCAATTTAACAGTGCTAGTCAATTACTTTATACAGGAATACAACTACAAGAATTAAAAACTCTAAATTGTAGTGTAGAAGAATATCATAAACAAAATCAGAAGCAATGGAACATGCCTACAGATTATGCTAATTTTGATATTGCAAAATGGTGTTTAGATCAGTGTAATAATGACGTAGAATTACAAAGAGTAGGCAAAGAACTAATAATGTTTCAAGAAAGAAACTTATTAAACTTATTATGCTTCTTAAGATACTTTGTAGCAACAATGAGAGAAAATAATATAGTATGGGGTGTGGGCAGAGGTAGTAGTGTAGCAAGTTATGTATTATACTTAATTGGTGTACATAAAATAGATAGTTTATACTATGATTTAAATGTTGAAGACTTCTTAAGATAAATAATAATATACGCACTTTATTGGAGAATATAACATGGCGAAGAAATACAGAACGGCACAAGGTAAGGTAGTTGATTTTAATGCTTTAATAAGTCAAAACGAAACAGTGCCTGCAATAGGAAACATGAACGTAAATGCTCGTGGAGATTATATCGACTCAAGTGGAGAAATAGTTAAAAGTAGAGAAGACGTTATGCGTGAGTATCATAAGTTAAATACTATGGTTCCAACTGACGGAAGGATACCTCAAAGTTCAGACGAAATATTTGAGGACGAAGACGAACAAGAAGATGTTGAGGATGACGAACTAGGACCAACTGGCACACCAGTAAGAAGTGAAACGGACGAGACGTCTGAGACCCAGCCGGACGCAACATCTTCTTCTAACAATAAAGAAACGGAGTAATACATGGAATACAATTTTACTAAAGCAACAGGAACTTTTTATCCGTTAAGAGACGGTGTACTAGTTCGTGATATGAAGTTTGAGACAATTAAAACTGCAAGTGGCATCTATATACCAAATGATGATGCTACTACTAGAGGAATTCATCCTCGTTGGTGTCAAGTAATTGCAATAGGAAAAGAACAAGAAGAAGTTAAGGTCGACAACTGGATACTAGTCTCACATGGAAGATGGAGCAGAGGATTCGAACTTAATGGAGAAACAGTAAGAACAGTAGACCCTACAGATATATTAATTATACAAGACGAACCTCCTAAAGAAGAAGTTTGGAAGAGTAGCATGGGTCATCAAAGAGCATTATCCGGAAACGCACTAGAGTATCAAGAAGGAGAAGCAGGCATGTGGGCAAAAAGAGTAGAAGAGTCTAAACGTGGTAACTTTAACCCAACTACTGGATTTAGAGATGATGGAATTCCAAAATACATGGCACCAGGATCAACAATGAAAGTTCCAGGAAAAGGGCAGGGAATTGGATAATATAAACGAAACTTTCGAATACATTTCTAAAATTGAAAATGAAAATTTACTTTTAAAATTAGATCAAGCAGAACAACAAAAGTATGTCCAAAAGTTATTAAATAGAATAGTGGAACTTACGGATGAAAAAAATAGTAAGGACTAGCACTAGTTATGGCGAGATGGCTTACTATAAAAGCGATCCAACTATAGGAAAAAGTCTAAAATTATACGGCGAATACTGTGACCAAGAAGTAGAATTAATTAAGAAACATGTAAATCGTAGTAGTTTTGTTTTAGATGTAGGTGCCAATATAGGCACACATACATTAGGGGTTGCACCGTATGTAAAACTAATAATGGCTATTGAACCTGATCCAGACAATTATGCCTTACTTAAATTGAATACAGATAAGTGTTTTAGTAAAAATATTAAAACTAGTCAATTAGCATTAGGTAATGACACTGCTGAAGTTGGAACAACGTTTGATTACGGGAAAACTAGAATAAGTCCTGGCAATACTGTTACTTGTACAACTTTAGACAATATAGTCTTTTTTGCTAAAACAGAAATGTCAACAATAGATTTTATTAAGATAGATGCAGAAGGAATGGAGTTTCCTATATTACTAGGTGCTCAGCAGACATTAATTCATTTTAAACCTAAATTATTAATCGAAATGCAAGATGCAAGTATGAATAAAGTAATATATGACTTGTTAGATAGTTTAGGATATAATATGTATTGGGTTACTGTGCCTACATATAATCCAGATAATTTTAAAGATAATGCCATTAATGTATTCGGAAAACAACACGGTGTTCTAAATTGGTTTTGTTCAAGAGAACATCAATCTAGTATGTGGCAAGTAACTAGTAACGAAGATAACATAGAAAAACTTGTAATTAGACAAAGAAAGAGTGTATAATAGTATTATGAAAGAATTATGGACAGAAAAGTACAGACCC